ATGAAAAGTTCATTAAGGTCGAACATTCTTTTTATTATATTATGCTTGGCGGAATGGGAGTTGCCGGTGATTGTGGTCAGCCGTATCTTTGGACTGACCCTACTGGTGTAGTTTGGTTTCTCGGTATTCATACTGGGAGATCGAACGATAATTCCATTTTTTCGCCGATATTTCAAGAAGACCTTGATGAACGATATTTTCGTCAATGTTATTATCCGTCTTATCTTCAGATAACTTCGCCTACACTTTCTCGTTCTGTTCATAATAAGAAATTTTTATATTTAGGGAAAGCGCCAAAGGTAAAGATAATACCTTCTGAAACAAGACTTCGAGCTTCTCCTGCTCAAGGGTACCATGATATGGAACCTTTATATGGAGAACCTCTTCAAGTTCCGGGTTATTTATGTGAGACCTGGGTTGGAGATCGAGAAACAGGATTTCTTTGTAAGCCGCTAGAAAACGCGTTGGAAAAGTTGTCTCGGGCACCTCCGAGACCCATGCCAGCGTGGATGAAAGACCTTGCAAAACATTATCCTCAAATTGCATTCGAGGGATTTTTTCCTCGAGAAATGGATTTAGCTAGAATTCGGCTTTGGACTTTAGAAGAAGCCGTGTTCGGAATTCCTGGGATCTGGGATGGCCTCGACAGTAGTACTGCCGTTGGTTATGATGTGGAATGCGTGATACCGAAAGCGCGTTCTCGAAAAGATCTTTGGAATTCTGACACTAGAGAAATTCATCCTTTACTCAAGATTCTCGTCCGAGGGGTATTTGATGCTGTAGACCGTGGTGAATTACCGCGAAATGTAGTAGCTGGATGTCTTAAGGACGAACCTCGACCTGATCCGAAGAAACCTAGATTGTTTTCTATCGGATCTTTATCAATGTTGTTGTTCCATGTTATGTGTCTAGGGGCTATAGTGTCTGAAATGAAAAGGTGTCGCGCTAGTTCCGATGTCGCTATCGGAACAAACGTACATGCATTTGATTGGAAACTTTTGTTTTCCAAGATTTTAGATAATTTAGCTCTGGAAATTATAGCTGGAGATGGAGAGTCTTTTGACACGGGAATTAATCCTTGGGCAGCTAAGTTATTTAGTTATGCCATCCTCCCATTTTATCGTCTATCCAAGAAGTCCAAGAGTTATCGGTATGTTAAAGCCGCTTGTCTTTCTTGTGTAGGCCCTATTTTGGTGATAGTGTCAGAAGTTTATTATTTATCGTTTAGCAACCCTTCAGGTCAATGGCCCACGGGGATTTTCAATTCTTTTGTTAACGTTATTTCGTTCAATTTCTTCTTCTGGTACGTCGTGCAATCACATATACAGACCGACCCGGAGTTAGGAAATTATAGTAGGCGAGAAGCGATGCCACTCATAGTTTATGGAGACGATAATTTAGCTGGTGTAATCAAAC